AATTTCATTCCCAGCTGCTGCTGCCGCCACTGCTATTATCACACTTTCATAGTCGAGGTTAATCGTCTATGTCTGTGGTTACTAGTGGATACAGTAGAAATACTTGGAACTCAGGTGCATGGAACCGAAGTGTTGTAGACCGATCGGTTACGGTAACAGGAGTTTCACTATCTACTGCTCTTCGTTCTGTAGAAGTAACTATTCCGGGCACGGCTTTTGTAACTAACGTAGGAATAAGTTTATCTCTTCGTAGTGTAGCTACAGCAGCTAATGCGAGTGTATCTGTTACCAGAGCAAATATAGGATTTAGTTTACGATCAGCAACCGTTGAAGTTGTTAAAACGAGTAATGTAACAGGAGTATCTTTAACGACTACTTTACGTAGTGTTTCGCAAAAAATAAGCACACGAGTTCCTATAACAGGAAATGATATTTCTTTTGTTTCTCGCACGGCTCAAACATTTGCAGGACCATTTATATCAGCATCAGGCACTTCAATAACATTTGCTACAGGAAATGAAAATGTTGGAGCTGGAGCTAATCCAGTTATATACGGTGAAGGTAAAACATTTAGAGTAACTGTTGTAAATGTCGGAGGAGCTAACAAATACTTTATAGATGGTAAACAACAGTATGGTTTAAATCTTGTTAAAAGTCGTACACTTTATACTTTTGATCAATCTGATAGCACGAATGCTGGACACCCCTTACGATTTTATTTAGATGCAGCTAGAAGTACACTTTTTTCAACTAACGTACAAACTGTAGGAACTCCAGGTAATCCTGGAGCTTATACACAAATCTTTGTTGTAAATAGTGGACCAACTACATTATACTATCAGTGTAGTATACACGCAGGTATGGGAGGTAAAGCAAACTTCCAACCAGTGATTAGAACAAGAGTTATATCACCAAACATAAACGGTGATGGTAACTTGGTATTAACAGGAGTTAGTGCTAGATTTAGAACACACATAAGAGGAATATGGACACCGAAAGTTTTTGGTGGTACTTCTGAAATATGGAAGGCTAAGAAGATATGAGTATAACATTCAACCAATTAGTAAGCAGAATTAAAACAACAAGTGAAGATACCAGCACAGAGTTCGTTGGTGACATTCCAGCTTTTATAGAAAGAGCTGAAGCACGATTAACAAGAGAAATAGATTCGTATGGTGTTGTTCAATACGCAACATCAAATATGGTTATTGGTGACCCGTTTATTACCAAACCGTTAAATACACTTATCATTAAAAATTTAAATATTATAAAGTCTGACGGTACACGTATAAATTTACTACAAAAGACTGACGAATATTTAAATGATTATTGGCCACAACGTACAAGTGTGGGGGTGCCTAGATATTATGCAAACTTTGGTTTTAATAATTTACTCATAGCTCCTACACCCGTGTCGGCTTATGATTGTGAAATGTCTTATATCGTTCAACCAACAGCAGCTACTTCAGTGCACCAACAGAATTTCTTTACTGAATATTGTTCTAATGCATTGTTTTATGCTAGTATGAAGGAAGCTTGTATGTTCATGAAGAACTACTCGGCAGCTCAAGTTTGGGAACAAGAGTATCAACGAGCCTTTACTGACTTATTGAATGAAGCTAGAAGAACAAGACAAGATGATATGAGAAACAATGCCTCACCAGCTGGAGGCGATAATACATTAGTAAAAGGAAGTAATTAATTATGCCCAGTACGTATACAACTAGACTCAGATTAGAGAAACAAGCTGATGGTGAAAATGCAAACACTTGGGGTGATCGTCTTAATCAACAAGTTATTGATATGGTTGACGAAGCCGTTGGTGGTGTAGTCGTTGTCAGTACAACCGGAGCCACAACATCATTAACTGCAAGTAACGGTGCAGCCGATCAGTCTCGTAATGCTGTATTAAGAATTGAAGGAACATTAGGATCTGACTCAACTATAGTAATTCCTAGTGTTGAAAAATTATATGTTGTTGACAACCAAACAACTGGTGGTGCACATACAGTTAAAATAAAAACAGCCGCAACAACAACGAATGTTATTGCTCCTCGTGGTGGTTCAAAGTTTATTTATTGTGATGGTGTAAATGTTCACAACTCTGTTGACCCTGTAGGTGTCAGTGCATTATCTACAGAAGGTGGTGCTGTTGGTCCTATCACGGTAGGTGGCACGGTATCAGCTACAGCTGTAGATTCAACAAGAGTTATCACAACAAGTATTAGTAGTTCAATTACCGATACAACTAAACTATTTGCAACAACAGCCATATCAGTTAGTGCTGTTGACTCATTGGGTAAACAACTTAGAATTACAAAGTCAGCTGTTGCTGATATTGTTTCATTAACTGATGCATCAACGATCTCAGTAAACTTTAACAGTGGTCAAAACTTTGATGTTAGATTAGGTGGTAACAGAAACTTAGGTGCTCCTACCAATGTTCAATCAGGACAAACTGGAAGTTTCTTTGTTCGTCAGGACGGTACTGGATCAAGGACGTTATCATTTAATAGTGCTTACAAGTTTGTTGGGGGCACGGCTCCAACATTAACAACGACAGCTTCTGCCGTCGACCGTATTGACTACGTTGTGTTATCAAGTTCTAGTGTGCATATGGCGGCATCACTAGATGTTAAATAATACAAGAGGTATAAATGGTATTTCAAAATAATGTTCTTTCAGGTGCAGCTGGATCAGGTACAACCGTACATGCAATAAACCAGTCAATTAGATTTAATGCTGCTGATTCTCCTTACATGGCACGAACTTTTGGCACACCAACTAATGCAAAAAAATGGACTTTATCTGCTTGGGTAAAACTTCATGGTAAAACAGATGGTTCTAGTGGTGGAGTTAGACTACTTGAAGCTGGAGGTAGTGCTGGTAGTGAAGACCTTATATCAATTGGTTCTGGATATGCTGGTTATTCAAACATTTATTTTTGGAGTAGAACTTCTTCATCCTATGATTGGCGATTACAAACTACAGCAGAGTATCGTGACCCAAGTGCTTGGATGCACCTTACTTTCGTATTTGATAGTGATAATACTCTAAGTGTAGACCGAATGAAAATATTTGTTAATGGTGAAAGAGTAACAGATTTTTCACAAGAATCATATCCAAGTAGTGGAGATGCTTCAAGAATTAATACAGCAGTTGCCCATAGAATAGGTGCACCAGTTTATTCAAGTTATTATTCTGAGGGGTATCACTCAGAAATGGTATTCATAGATGGGCAAGCATTAACTTGTGATAGTTTTGGTGAATTTAATAGTTCAGGAATTTGGATTCCTAAAGATGTAAGTGGATTAACCTTTGGAAATAATGGTTATCATATTGATGGCAGAGATGCTTCAGATTTGGGCGACGACGAATCAGGTAATGGTAATGATTTCAGTACAAGTGGACTTGCAGCACACGACCAGGTTTTTGATACACCTACGAATAATTTTCCCACGTTAAATCCTTTAGCTTGGGGAATACGTAATGCTGCAAACTCAGTTCCATTATCAGAGGGAAACCTTAAATTTACTGGTTCAAATTCAATTAGTGTTTATGGTACTTATCATGCTACAGTTGAAGTGCCAACTTCTGGTGGTTGGTATTTTGAAATGCGTGTAACATCAATTGGGTCAGTAGCCAAAGATGATATGTATTTATATGTTGCTGGTATTAATTTTTTTGGAGATGGTAGTGTTACTGGTTCAGGGTCATATGGTTCTGCGTGGTCAGCAGGAGATATTCTTGGAGTTGCTGTTAATGCAACTGGAATTTGGCTTAGTATAAATGGAACATATCAAAACTCTGGTAATCCTGTTACAGGAAGTAACTCAGCAGGAACTCCATCGACTACATCTCGTGAGATTATTACTGGCGATGGTTCGGCTACAACGAATTCATCATTAAGTGGTATATTAAATTTTGGACAAGATAGTACATTTGCTGGTGCTACTAGTGCTGGTGGGAATAGTGATGCAAGTGGAATAGGTAACTTTAAATATAGTGTACCAAGTGGATTTAAGGCTTTGTGCACAAAAAATATGGGAGCATAATATGGCAACACCAACAATACCAAAAGGAGAAGAATATTTCTTTCCAATAATCTACGAAGGCAATGGAGCTGGGAGACGTGTCGGCCGATTTGTGCCTTTCACTGATAATGGTACGATTACTAATAGTTTGATATTTAATAAAGGGGATAGTCCTAGATTAAATCGTACACCTAGTGGAACAGGAACAAGCAGAAGAAAATACACTTTAAGTGTTTGGGCAAAACCATCTCTATCAAGTAGTGCAAGTGATGAGAGATATGTAATTGCTGCGGGACCATATGGTAATTCTGATGCTATAACTTTTGATGATGATAGAACTTTAAAATTTTGGATAAATGGAAGAAGTAGTGGAGATTTTAAAACAAACAGAACCTTTAAAGATTCTTCTAAATTTTATCATATACTTGTTTCTGTTGATACAACTCAATCAACTGCAAGTGATAGAGTAAAAATATATGTTGATGGTGACCAAATAACAAGCTTTAGTTTAGAAACATATCCATCACAAAATTATGATGGTAATTGGGGTAGCACTGCTTCAACAAACATAGGTTCATCAAATAGTCCTAATAGGTATTATAATGGATATTTAGCAGAGATTAACTATGTAGATGGCACAGCATTAACACCATCAACTTTCGGATTAACTGACACCTCAACTGGTAGATGGATACCAAAAACATTAAGTGGTATTACTTATGGCACGAATGGTTTTAGACTTACCTTTGCTGATTCTTCTGCACTTGGAGACGATACCAGTGGAAACACAAATGATTTTAGTGTTACAAATTTAGCTAGTACAGACCAGACCACAGATAGTCCTAGTCAAAACTTTCCAACATTTGATAGTACCCAAACAATAGATAATGCTGGTGGTACTAATATTTTTAGTGAAGGTAATTTACGGGTGGATATGGATTATGGTGGTTCGGGTAATAAATATGGAATGGCTCTAATGAATCCAGCTTATGCTGTTACAAGTGGTAAGTATTATTGGGAACATAAATTAATATCACAAAGTCATACAAATCCTAGTATTTATAATTTATCTATGCCTGGGATTATTGATTTAAATGTTGATAAAGACATAACATCATACATAGGGCATACATCTGGACCAACAACTTATAGTTGGTACACTCTTGGGGGTTATGTTTTTTGTGATGGGACATATGATACTCAACAATATTTACCCGGTGGAAGTACTCTACCAGCAATAGGTGATATTATTAATTTTGCTTTAGATATGGACAATGGTGCGTGGTATATAGGTGTTAATGGTACTTATGTAACTGCAAATGGAGCTGTAGGTGATCCAACAAGTGGGAGTGCAAGAACAGGAGCAGTTAGGACGTTTGCACCAAATACAAGAAAATATATTTATGGTACATCAACTCAATCTGGATTTAATTGTGTAGATGAAGTAAATTTTGGTCAGAAAAGTTTTACACATTCTATACCAACAGGTTATACTAAATGGCAACAGGATAATGTGCCATCCACAGATAGAAATATACCTGGCATGTGTTGGGTTAAGAATAGGGATAGTGCAAGTTGGTATCATACCATCATTGATTCAAGTAGAGGTGCATTAGAAGAACTTTATCCTAATGGTGATTTTAATGAAGCAAGTCAAGCAAATTCTCTTAGAAAGTTTTTAAAAGGTGGTTATCAAACTGGAGAGGCTGGTAACTGGAATTTAAGTGGTAGTAGAATGGTGAGTTGGAATTGGGTATGTAATGGAGGTACCACGGAAGCCAATAATGACGGTAACACAACAGTAACTTTACAGAAAAACACAACGGCTGGTTTCTCCATGGGAACATTTACATCAACTGTAGCTGCTCAAACTTGTGGTCATGGACTTGGAGCTACACCAGAGGTAATTATTTTAAAAAGAAGAGACGGCTCACAAAATTGGATGGTTTACCATAAACAAATAGATTTAACAGATGCTCATTATTTACATTTAAATAATACAGATGCTGAACAAACTGGTAGTGATTTTGGTAATACTTTACCTACATCAACAGTGTTTACGACTAATGTGTCTGGTGTTGCAGGTAGAAGTTATTGTTTTTGGGCATGGACTTCTGTTGATGGCTTTAGTAAATTTGGTAAATACTCTGGAAACGGAGATACAGATGGTCAATTTGTATACACAGGATTTAAACCAGCTTGGATAATGGTGAAACGAAAAGACAGTAGTGGCTATGATTGGCAAATATGGGATACACAAAGAAGTCCAATTAATCCAATTACAAATCAAGCACTATTTCCAAATTCAACTAATGCTGAGGGTGGTACATCAACACTTGATATATTGTCCAATGGTTTTAAATGGAGAAGCACTGGTGCTTGGTTAAATGCAAGTGGTGGAACATACATCTACATGGCATTTGCTGAACATCCATTTGTTGGAGATGGCACGAGTCCTGTAACTGCACGATAGGGTTGTATATATGAAACAAATATTTAATAATAGAAACATACGTAAAGGAGTATTATGTCTTGGGCAATAGTAAAAAACAATCAAGTAATTGAGATATTCAATGGTGCAAAAGCTGTAACCATAAACGGTATCCAATACCCTAGTAGTATTTTTAGTGCATGGACAAAAGCTGATCTTAAAAATATTGGTATCTATCCAACACAGATTACCAGCACAATAGATAATAGAACTCATGTAGGAACAGGTGGTGTAACCTATACTCTTAACACCGATTACGTAGCTATTCATTATGCTAAAAAAGCACACGTGCTTGAAGATGTTAGTGTTACAACTGACGGAAAATCAATGTTAACAAAAGGTTTAAAAACTAAATTACTAGAACAAGTTGATAGCAATGCATACAAAATATTAGCCCCATCAGACTGGATGACTACACGTCAAATGGAAACGGGTGTAACTATAGCTGACGATTGGAAAACATGGAGAGCTAGTGTACGAACTCAAGCTAAAGCTATGAAGACGGCTATCAATGCTGTAACAACAATCACGGATGTTCCAGGATTATATGTAACTTATGCAACAGCTAGTGATGGAACAATGACATCTGTAGCTAGTGGTCATCTATGGCACTGGCCAGCTAATCCAGATGAGGCTTAGAGAAAGGTGGAGAGAATAAATGTCCACCGATACGATTCTATTTGATGTAAATTTCAGACCGGGGATAGACAGAGAGTCTACACAATATGCCTCCAAAGGTGGGTGGTATAATGGTGATAAGGTACGGTTCCGTGCGGGTAAACCAGAGAACATTCGTGGGTATGAGAAGAGAGTACAACAAGCATTCATTGGCACTGGTCGATCAGCTCATTCATTTACAAGTAACGAGGCTTTAAAATATCATTCGTTTGGTACACCTAGTCATCTGTATGTTTACGCAGGCGGTGCTAACTTTGATGTTACACCTCTACGAACCTCAACAACATCAAGTGTTACCTATAAAACAGTAGCTTCTAACACACGTATTCTTGTATCAGCTAACAGTCACGGTGCTAAAGTTGGTGATTATTTTATTCTGGTATCGTCAGCCACTGTGGGAGGTAATCATAGATTTTTAAATAGTCAGTTTGAAGTCGTATCAGCTACATCTAATAATTTTACTTTTAATACAACAGTAGCTTCATCGGCAACTACAACAATAACAACACGATCTAAGTTTCAGTTCTATATACATTCAGGTGGTGCACAAAACATTCCCGAACTTGGTTGGGGTGTGGGTTTATATAATGCGGGTGTGTCAATCTCAGGAGCCAGAACATGGAATAGCCCTGCCAGTATATCTGGTGATACTCAAACACAACCATTACGACAATGGTCACTTGATAATTTTGGCGAAGACTTATTAGCTTTACCACGAGAGGGACGTTTATATGTATGGGACGAATCGGCTGGTACATCTAGTAGAGCCGTTGTTGTATCAACAGCTCCAAGTGCCTCTAACTTTATGTTTGTATCCCAACAGGACAGACATGTCATTTGTTTAGGAACACATGGTGTAGCTAGTGGATTTGACCCTATGCTTGTTAGGTGGTCCGATCAAAACGATTACACAAATTGGAATGTTAATGTTAGTAGTACATCGGGTGAGAATCAATTGGGTGATGGTAGTGAATTAATTACGGGACTTAACACTCGTAACCAATCTTTAATCTGGACAGATAATGCTGTACATGCTATGGAGTTTGTTGGTCCACCATTTATATTTAACTTTAGACAGTTAGGTTCTAACTGTGGTATTGCTGGTCAACATGCAGCTATCGAACTTGATGGTCGTATATTCTGGATGGGTGCCAAAGATTTTTTTGTGTATGATGGTGCTGTTAAAAATTTACCATGTACTGTTCGTCGTTATGTATTTGATGATTTTAACTATGACCAGAAAAACAAAGTGTATGCGGGGACGAACCAAGAGTTGAGAGAAGTGACATGGTTATACCCTAGTAAAAATTCAAATGAAGTCGATAGGTATGTAAGTTATAATCCTGTTGAAAATTATTGGACATTTGGTACAACTATATTTACAACATGGGAAGATAAAGAAGTTTTCCAAAACATAATAACAACGGGTCAAGAAGCAGACGGTGATAACTATTTATACACAAATGAACCCGAAGGTATCTATACAGCTGATGGACAAAGACAAGAAGCTTTTCTTGAATCGTCAGAGTTTGATACAACTCCACCATCGTATGGACCAGGAGATAGCATTATGTACTTGGATAGAATCGTCCCAGACTTTACAATAAATGATGGTGGTCGTGTTACTTTAAATATGAAACTTAAAAACTTTCCCAACGGCGAAGTTAGAGAAAAGGGACCTTTTGTTGTAACACCGACAACACAATTTATAAGAACACGTGCTCGTAGTCGTCAAGCTATCATTCGTATCTCGACATCTACGGGTGGAACTAACTGGCGACTAGGATCTTTCAGAATGGATGTAACACAAGATGGCAAAAGATAACAGAAGAATACCAAGAAAAAAAGGGCAACCAGTCGGCAGTAAAAAACACTCTGACTTGTATACCGATGAGAATCCAAAAGGCACGATACGTGGTTTAAAATTTACAACGGTTGCTGATGCACGAGCTTCAGTAGCTAAGATAAAAAGATCAGGTCGCAGTCATGCCCATAAAACACAAGCAGCTATAGCTATGGAACAACGAGCTAGAGTTGCCGGTAAAACAGGACCAGCTAAAATATATAGAACATTTATAAATCAACAAAAGAAAAAGACACAACAAAAGAAAAGGAGTGTGGCTTAGATGTCTGACTATCCAAGATTTCCTAGAATACGACCGAACATGTCAGATAGTTCAACGACGTTTACAACGGGGTCTCCACGAAATATTGGACCGGGACCAGCCCAACCAGCTCCAACGACAACGGTATCATTTCTTGGTGCAGGCACAGCTAATGCGGCGGCAGAAGGTGCTCTTACACAAATGGAACAGTGGGCTGATTCACTAAATGATAAACTATCAGCTGACCAAGTACAGATTCGTAACAGTGTACAACAAGATCAGTTTGGATCTGTGAGTATACGTGGTCGACTACGACTTAACAGTAACTTAACCGACCCTGATACGGCAGAAGCTACACCGTTAAAAGGGCAGATTAGATTTAATGCTAGCACCAATAAGTTTCAAGGCTATGATGGTACAGCTTGGAGGGACTTTCACTAATGTTCGGTTCTATTAAAAGTTTTTTTACTGATATTGTTGCTCCTATTGGTATTACGATTGCAGCCGGTGGTAATCCGTTA